CGCTGATGTCAACCATTGGTGGTTTGTCAATGAGTTTTGGCTTTTTATGCGATGTTCTTGGACAAGCTGATGAAGAAAACAAAGAATGGTACACGTCTGCCGCAGATGCCGCTATGACGGCAGGCATGTTTGCAACTGCTGTCGGTGGAATTACAAGCGCAATAGCAGGTATGATTCCTGCCATCCGTGATGGTATCAGAGCGTTGAAAGCGTTTGCGGCGGCAAGGACATTGGCAGGAATTGGTATCGCTGGTGCGGCAGTTGCAGGGATTGGTGCAGCGGTAGCTTATAAATACAATGAGTTTAAGGAAACTGGCATTGCTTCTGCAACAGATGATGACGGCAACGAGGTAAGTTATAACTTTAATAATACGCAGGGTGTTGACGATGCTGACAGTTATGCTATTCTTAATAATCCATCTTATGACTATGGAAGCACGGGGTTAGAAAACATTGCTGTAAAAGACTATGGCGGTGGCGGTGCTGGTGGTGGCGGTTCTAAAGGCAGAGGTGGCGGTGGTGGAGCATCCAAAGCCAATAAAGCGGAAGAATCTGCTGCACGGATGAAGAAAATCATCGAAGATTTAAACAAAGAAATGACCAACATGGACGGCAAGGCCACAGCTTATGAAAAGGCTATGGCAAGTGCAAAAGATAAGATTGCCGGATATGAAAAGGACATTGTAAAAGCACAGCAACTTGGCGTTGATATTGGCGAGGTGCGAAAAGCACAGGCTGACTATATGCTTGCGGCAGAACGCAAAGCGGTTGAAGCACAGCAGGACGAAAACCTAAAGTACATGAAGTTAGACGAAGAAGCGGCTAATCGCATTTATACAATGGGCGGCACGATGGAACAGCAACGTGAAGTGCTTGGTCAGCGGCTTGAAGCGCACAAAGCATATCTTGAAGAACTGTTAGCTGGCGAAATTGAAAACAAGGAACGCAGAGCGCAACTTGAATCAGAACTGGCGGCAACAGTAAAACAGATAAACGACAATTCTGTGTATGACATGAAAACAGGATGGCAGTTGGCGTTGCAGGATCTCGCTAATCAGCAGATTAACTTTAAGGAACAATTTACTTCTGCATTTTCATCCATTGAGGGCAGTTTGGTAAATCTTGTGTCCGGCACAGAATCGGCTAAAGAAAAATTTAAGAAGTTCTGTGAGGATGTCACTAAAACCATCTTGCAGAGCATGGCACAGATCATTATTCGTGGTTTAATCACTAAAGCAATTATGAGTGCTATTGGACTTGGCGGTGGCGGTGCTGAACCGAGTTGGGATAATTTTGCAGAAGTGCCAGCAGTTATCAAACCGCCGGGCATGGCTAAAGGCGGCAGTGTTCGTGCTGGAGGTACATATCTTGTTGGTGAGAACGGCCCGGAACTGTTGCAGTTGGGTAGTCAATCCGGCAGAGTGTTTAACAATCGTCAAACACAAACTGCGTTTAACAGTTCACCGCAAAATGTCAGGATTGAACTGAAAAACGAAAGCGGTACGGAACTAAAAGCCGAAGAAGCAAGCGTAAATTTCGATCCTGACACAATGATAATTAGTGCAGTAATTAAAGGTGTAAGCAACAACACGATGGGCATTAGAAACATGTTAAAGGGCGTGGCGGCAACATAAGCCACGTTCTTTTCTTTTGGAGGTATATATGAATTTCCCAACATCAATACCAAATCCTGAATATCCGTTTAAGGTAGAACATGAGGACAATTCCATTACCAGTAAATTTGAAGATGGCACTGTACAAAGCCGTAGGAAGTTTACGAAATCACGCAAGACGTGGACATTGAAGTGGAATAATTTAAAACAGAATTATTACACGATATTGGAAAACTTTATTGTGAACCAGGTACATCATCAAGCGGTTATTTTTGGGTGGACAAATCCGGCAAATAACACCACATATCAGGTGCGGTGCATCAAGTTTGACAGTGAGTTGGTTTTTGTCGATTACTGGAATGTTGAAATACAGTTGCAGGAGGCGTAAATGCTATCCATATCAGCAATATCAAAAGCGGAAAAAAATAAACTGTCAACCGATAGCGCAATGCTGGTGCTATTGGAAATCAGGCTAAAGAACACTGTGTATGTCTGCTATAACAATGAAGATATTACATGGAAAGGGCAGTTATATCAGGCGTTCCCTTTTAAAATTGGCGAAACGTCAGAGGACAGTGACGGCAGTGACCCTAACGTACAGTTACAGGTATCGAACGTATCACAAGGTTTGCAATGGTATGTTGAGGACAGTGGCGGCGGTGTAGGAACAGAAGTTATACTCCGTGTTGTCAACAGCAAAAATCTAAACGGTGCGGCTGACCTTGAAGAATACTATACAGTGCTGGATTGCAAGATTGATGAACAGTGGGTTACGTTCACACTGGGCAATGATTACAGTGCAAGGACACGCAGACCATTAGACCGATACATGAAAAACAACTGCCGATTTAAGTATAAGGGCGTTCGGTGCGGATATACAGGTAGTATCAAGACATGCGCCCACACGCTTGAAGATTGCAGAGCGCACAAAAACAGTGTGCGGTTCGGTGGTTTTGTTGGCATTGACCAAGGAGGGGTATACAGCAATGGTTGATTTTACTGACTTAATCGGTGTGCCGTTTAAAGACAAAGGGCGTAGCATGGAAGATGGTTTTGATTGCTACGGCTTGGTAAAAGAAGTCTATAAACGATACGGGCACAACATCCCTGAATATGATGATTACGCACATTATGACGATATGTGTAGAATCAATGAATTGATTAGCGGAAACGTGAAAAACTATCCGTGGAAAGAAATCAAAGAGCCGAAAGCACCTTGTCTTATTGCCATTCGTTTTGGTTCTCCTGATGGGGTGGTAAACCACACTGCGGTTTATATCGGTGGTGACAGGTTCATACACACACGGGAACGCATTGGCGTAAACATTGACAGAATATCATCTCCAGCGTGGCGTAGGGTAATCGTTGGATTCTATGAATATGTAGGTGATTAAATGGTAACATTAATCATTGTTAAAAACGCATTCTCTCCGCAGGACGGCAGAGAAGTAAAACAAATACAGGCTGGCTGTACCATTGATGAACTGCTGAAAGAACACGCTATTGAGGGCGTAGAGTTACAGGCAACCATCAATGGTAGCAGTGTGGATAGTGCAACAAAAGTAAACGATGATGATTTTGTTGTAATATATCCGGCAATAGAAAAAGGCGGCAAGGGTGGCAAGGGAATCTTGGGCATCATTGCCGCTATTGCTTTATCTGTAGTCGCTTTTGGTGTTGGTGGTGCATTAGCTTCAGTAAACATGGGCGGATTGCATGCTGGCATGTGGGCGGTTGGTGCATCACATTTTGGGTTAGCGTCCTATCTTGGTATGGCAGCAGTAATGTTCCTCGGTTCTTCCCTTATGGGGCGGTTCATGGGACAGAAAATTGATACTGGTTCGTATGGCGGTGAAAAAGATGACCCGTCTTACGGCTGGGGCGGTGTGCAGACAATGGAAGGGCAGAACAATTCCATTCCACTGACCTATGGCATTGTCAAAAGCGGTGGTCAGACTATCAGCAAGTTTGTTAGCGTGGACGATAACGATGAATACCTAAATTGGTTAGTGGCGGCTGGCGAGGGCGAATTAACCAATATCACAGATATACAGTTAAACGACAACCCATACAACAACTACGATGATGTTAGCGTAGAAATCCGCACAGGCACAAACGACCAAAAGATTATTGATGGATTTGGCGATACCTACAATTCAAAATCTGTATCAAGGCAATTAAGCACATCGTGGGTAACTGAATCTGTTCCGGGCGGTAACATGATTCGGGGAATTATGATAGAAGTTGTTTTCCCTAACGGCTTGTATCATGTTCAGGACAATGGCGAACGTGAAAACCGCACTGTGACGCTTGATGTTGAATACAAAAAAGATGGCGGTTCGTGGACTAATTTGTTTAAAGATGTTGCCAGTAATTCTTTTGGCGTAACATTGGCAAAGAATGTTGCGGCTGGAATTTACGCTATGGAGATTGAACCAAGGTTTATATGGAGGCATAGAGAGGACTCTGGTGTAAGTTTAATTTTTCGTGGCGCAAGCATAACGATTGGAGATTCTACTGCTATAATCACCAAAAGTGCTTGGGGCGAAGCATCTGTTGCGGTAGGAGCGTTTAAGGTTAACACTAAAAAAATTTCCGCAAGTAATATTGAAAAAGTCAAAGCAGGAAACGCGATAACAACAACAATCACCGTCAACGATGGCATTGGTTCAGGCGTTGTTACATCCAAAACATCATCTGCGCTACGTAAACAATTTAAAATAAACAAATTGGCAGAGGGTGAATACAGTATTCGCATAAAACGCAAGAACGCTGAATCCAAAGATGACAGAACATCTGATGCCTGTCAGTTGGCTATGGTAGCAGGCATTATCTATGATGATTTTACCTATCCTGATATTGCATTATTGGGCATTAAAGCAAGAGCCACAGACCAGTTGAGCGGTTCTCCCACGCTGTCATTCCTAAAAGAACGCAGATATGTGTGGGTGTGGAATGGCAGTGCGTATGTGCAAAAACGTGCAGACAATCCTGCATGGGCATGTTACGACTTACTGCATCAGGCTATGCGGTTAAAGAACGTCAAAACAGGACAATGGGAATATGAAGTTCGTGGCGTTCCTGCCGATAGATTGCGGTATGCGGACTTCAATCGTTGGGCTTCATGGTGTAGTACTATGAAGTTATATGTTGACATTGAAATTAATCAAGTCGGCGAGATGCTGGACGTTATCAACCAGAAAGTAGCACCTATTGGACGTGGCATGATAGTGCGGTTTGGCACAAAATACGGCTGTATCTATGACCATGTTCAACAGCCTGTGCAGATGTTCGGTATGGGCAATATCATATCAGGAACATTTCAAGAGGAGTTTTTGAAAGTCGCTGATAGGGCAAACTGTGTAGAAGTTACGTTTACGAATGCGGACGCAGACTATCAGCGTGATGTGCTAACTATCTATGGAGATACGTTTGACAGCGATGGTTACGCCAAAACCGCACAGTTGACGATGGACGGCATCACTGATTACAAACAGGCATATCGTGAGGGCAAGTATCAGTTAATGTGCAATAAATATCAGCTACGGACGGTATCGTTTGAAGCGGATATTGATGCTATAGCCTGTACTGTGGGCGATGTTGTAATGGTAGCGCACGATGTTCCGAAATGGGCATATAGTGGACGAATCGAAGAAGTTAACGGAAATCAAATCAAGCTGCCTTGCTATGTGACCGATACGTCAAAGAGTTATCGAATCCAGTACCGAAAGCAAAACGATAACATCTACACCAAAAATTGCTCTATTGTTTCCAGCACAGAGGACGGCTGGACAGTTATCAGCGTTTCTGATACGTCTGATATGCCGGAAGTTGGCAATGTGTTTGACCTTGCTATCGCCAATGTTGGTAGCAAGCCGTTTGTTATTAAATCTATCACACGTTCGCAGGAGTTTCGCCGCAGAATCACGGCTATTGAATATGCGGAAGCGTTGTATGACGAATCCTACGATATACCGCCTATCCAGTACTCCATGCTGAAAAACAATGCGCCAAAGAACGTAACGAATTTAAAAGCAAGGCAATACGCCTATACTGACAGCAATAAACGCAAACACAACATCATGGCGGTATCATGGAAGAAGCCGTCTAATGGTGGAAAATTTACTGTGCTGTATTCTGCTGATAAGAGAACGTGGACAACGGCATTATCGCAGATAGACAGTAATAGCGTAGAGTTTGAAGTGCCGCAGCAGGATTGGTATGTGAAAGTCATTACCACGTTAGGATTAAGACAGAGTAGCGGTGTGACCGTTGGCTTGATCCGCAGAGGAGTTGATATTCTACCGCCTGATGTAAAACGATTTGACGTAGAAAAAATGGCTAACGGATTGCGTAGATTTTGGTGGGAGTTTCAATATCCTACGCCGAATGACATTGCAGGGTTTAGGCTAAAATATACGCAGACCAACAGACTAAAGTGGGAAAACGGTATTCCTGCACAAGAGGGGTTAGTTACTTCACAACCTTATGAAACTATGATGGTACGGCAAGGCTACAACGTCATAATGATTAAGGCGGTGGATAACGCAGGACAGGAAAGCAAAAACCTTGCATACTGCGTTTTAGACCAAGGCGACCTGTTAGAAGAAAATGTGCTATGGACTAAAGATTTTTCCGCTGACGGATGGAGCGAAGTAAAACACAACGGCGTTATTGAAAGCGGAAATATTACGTCTAAAGTGTTTGATGGCGGCTATATGTGGACGGAGTTTGACGATTACCGATTCACAGAACGAAGCGACTATGCGTGGGGCGCAACGCATTATGAAGATTTAACGGCAGAAGTTGTGTTTACTGCTATTGCAAGTGGGCAGTTTTGGATTGATAGCGATATTGATGGGCCAGCGGCAATTTATTATCAGAAGTCGCATAGTGAAAATAACTGGCGAGGACATAATAATAGTCGTTGGCATACTGCTGATACTGAACGCTGGACATTGTATTGGGATATGGAAAAACAGTACAGTGACCGCATTATCATTAAAGCTGGAGATGTTATTAAGATAAAAATTGTCGGCATTTCCGATGGTGTAAAACGCACAACAATAAAAGGGTTGAAAGCAGTTATTGATGTGCCTGATTTAATGGAACACTTTGAGGATCTATCCATACCGACAAGCGGAAAGCAGTTAGACATCAAAACACCAAACTATTACACAACGGCAGTGAGAATTGACGCTATACAGAACAGCACAGCGGTAATGGTGAAGTATATTAGCAGAACACCTTGCGTAATTCAGTTGGTGGATGCAAGCGGAACTGCGGTTAGTGGTACGGCTGATATAACATGGCAAGGTTATCAAAAGGAGATGATTCTGTAATGGGAGTTATTAAATTTTTGCGTGATGTATCAGGTTTGTTTAATTGGAATACTGACGACAATCCAACAAGTGAGCAAGATTACATGAACGCAGTAAAGAACTGGCAGGAAACAGAAAAGAATTTAGTTGATACAATTCTTTGGCAACCGCTAACCAATTATAGTTTAGGGAACATAGTAAGAACTCCGTCATTGCCGTCACAGTATTGTTTAGAGTGTGTTGCGTTTGAAAACGATGGGACAAGTGGCACAAGTGGTGCAAACGAGCCAGTTTACTCTAATCCAAAAGAATACGACCGAGTATGGGATGGTAGTGTATTGTGGGAAGTGAAAAAATACGTAGGGTCGGTTACTGTTTATGACAATGTAACATCAACTCAACAGGTATCTGAAAACGAATGGACAGATACGGCGATTGATGCTGGGTCTGCCGGAAAATACATTGTGATTGGACGAGCAGTTTTTAAAACAGGTAGTACAGCAACGGGTTTTCGTTCAATACGCATTAAAAGAGAATCCTATGTAGGTGATACGGTAAAAACAAATACCTATATTGGTACTACAGGGGCTGGCTGTGCAACAAATGAAATTTTGACTACATGCAATGTGATAGATATACCATCAGATGCAGATACATGTTTGCTAACGCTTCAAGTGTATTCCAGTGTATCGTGTGAGGCAACTGGTTATATAAGATTGATACGGTTATAATCTTAATCCGTACAGCAGATACACGAGAAGCCGAAAGGAGAGGAAAAATTGAGCGTTATAAAATTCCAACGTGACACAACGGATTTATTTAATTATCCGTCTGACCAAAACCCAACAACGCAAGCCGATTATATATCTGCCGTCAAAAACTGGCAGGAAACGGAACGCAACCTTGTTGACAGCGTTCTTTGGCAACCTGACACAGATTATGCCATTGGTGCGGTGGTTAAAACTCCGTCTATTCCGTCACAGTATATTCTTGTTTGTACACAGGCAGGCACAAGCGGAACGGAAGAACCTGACTATACAGATGTTAGTACAGGATATTCTGTATCTGATGGTACAGCAATTTGGCGAGTAGAAACTATCGTATCGCTGGATAAAGTCAATGACATGTTTACGAACATCATTGAACTTATTGAAAGCGGTGAAGCACTCACTGGCGACATGTGGAGTTTGGATATTGAAGAAAACATGGTCGCCAACAAAGATAATATCGTACCTAAAACAAATGGTGTTAGCAAACTTGGCACGGCAGAAAAGCGGTGGGGCGAAATTCATGTTGTTACACCGACAAAAGGGGATAACAGCGAAAAGGTAGCCACAACAGCCTATGTACAGGCAGAATTGGAGGATTATCTGGCCCTGACGGGTGGCACGATCACAGGTAATTTATCTGTTAGCGGAACAATTACTGGCAATTTAGCAGGCAATGCTGACACCGCCACTAATGCCATTAATGCCACTAATGACGGCAACGGGAATCCCATATCCACTACGTATTTACCGCTTGTTGGTGGCACGAT